ATCCGGCGGATCCGAGAGCGGTGGTTCATCCCATCGCTGCACGGTGTTGTTCAGCTTCTTGTGGCTAGGTCGGACTTTCCAATCCCCCGCCGTCTTCCAGATATACTGCTCTGCGCCGATGTGCTGGGCGCGCGCCTGCGTCAAGACCGATGCTGTGCGCGCTGTCTCGGTGCGGGCAATCAATTCAGCCCTGGCGCGCAACCAAGCGTGGGTGGCGTCAGGGTGAGCCTCAGCGAGCGCCTGTTCGATCTCCTCCGTGCGTTCTGGATAGCGCGAGCTGATGGAGATTGCCTCCATCGACTTCTCGTGCACGTGCTGTGCGGCTTCCAATGGCAGGCTGGTGATCAATTCAACCTGCTGCGCCAAGATTTCGGCCATTGGTCCGCCGATCGGCGCTCCGGCCAATTCGACCCGCAATGCCGCGCCCATCTGTGCCGTATAGTTGCGCCACGCCGTCAGATCGCGGCGATTGACCTCGGCGATCATCCGCTTCGCCGTCGCCCCCGCCCAAGGCGTAATCGCCTTGGCATAAGCAGCGAGCGCGGCTTCGATGCGTGCCAGAGCGGGCGGTGCAATCGGCTCTTCTTTGGTTTCAGGCGCAAATGCCTCGACAATGCGCGCCACTTGGCGGGAGAGGTTTTGCAATTGCCGGCGATAGCTGGTTTGCGCGTTGCGGGTTTGGTTGAACGCTTCCTCGCGCCGCGCGTTTTCCTCTGCTCGTTGCCGCGCGCGTCGTTCCGACTGCGTTTCACGAGATCGCGGCAATGAGGATCACCAAGAAGATGACGACAGCGCCGAACAACGGCACCGCGTGGCTAGACATTCGGCGGCGCGGACAGCGCCAACTTAGGATTGCTGCTCGCCCACTGGTTCCATTCAACCGCCAGCTTGGTATTGGCGAACTTGGCATAGAGTTGCCGGGTCGCGCCGTTGTTCGTAGCCAGCCAGTAGAAGAATTCGGCGGCCGCGCCACGCGCCATATCGGGGGCGAAGAGATAGTCATCTTCGTTGACCACCCAAGGGGGTGACAGCACCGGCGCAGTGTCAGGCGGCGGCGTGCCCATCGAACCGAGAATGACCGGCACGACAGGGGTAGCGCCGGTCTCATCGACTGCCCAGGCCAGCACCGGATTGTCATGCAGGATGACCCAGACCTCGCCCGGCGTGCCCGCGACGTCGTCATTGTATTCGCAGGTTATCAGCACCGCGCCAGTGGTGGCTGGAATGACGGCCATATTGCGTTCTCCTCAATAAAGCGGAGCCACTCGGGTAGAGTATTGATCTCAGGGGGTGTTGGTTGTTGGGCCGGACTTTCGGGGTGTCGGTTCCCTAGCTCTCGGTGGTCTCGTTGCCGGCCGTCTCGGCGCCGTTGGCCCCGCCCATCGGCATCGATACGCCAGCGCCCTTCGCGCCACCGCCAGCGCCGTTGGCTTTAGCAGGGGCGCCAAAGGGACTGGCGCCGGCCTCGCCGGGATCTGGCTGCTCCCACGGCGGCGGCGCATCCTCGCTGTCTTTGATGTCTTTCTCGGTGATGTTGGTAAATCTGCCGGTGACGATGCTGCTTTGCTTCATTTCCTTCAGCGCGATCGTCGTGGTGATCACGCCCGCGTCGTGCAGCAGCTTGACCGTGTCGGCATCTCGCTGCGCCACCTCAGCCTTCTCCATGTCGTTCATCTGGTAAAGACTGTTGAAGGAGAAGGCGAAGGTGGGCGGCGGATCGGTTCCTAGAACGCTACGCCACAATACGTCGAACAGTTTGGTCAATGGACGCCGCAGCCGCGCCTCCTGCTGCGCCTTGATCATATCGTAATAGTTGCGCAGATCGGACTCACCCGTGGCGCTCAACCCTGCCGGCGATTGGCCGAACAGACGAACCAGCGGAATACCGAGCGCGCCCGATAGCTGCTGACCCAGGATAAGCAAAGTCTCGGGAATGCCGGCGAAGGCGTAGGCATGCGTCTCGAATTCATCTTCAGCGTCTATGATTGTCAGTCCCTCGATAGACTGATAGCGACGCATAAGACCCATCAGTTTGTGGAACTTCTCGGTCAGATCGGAATTAAACGCGACGAGGTTTCGGTAATCCTTGACCTTATACGTTCGTAGATACGCCTTGTAGAGAAGTTGCGCCGCGCCCATGGTGCCGCTGTCGAACGCCACCAGCCGATCGTGCAGCCGCTCGATAACCGACATGCCCCACAGGTTCTCGGTGATCTTCTGGTTGAACGGCAGATCGATGCCATCCATGCGAATAACGCGGCTATGATGCAATCGCATTTGCGGCAGATAGGGCGCTTGCGCGATCACGTCGTAATATTCCGGCAGGCCGTAGTCCGGTCCCCATTTGCGCACCAGATGCGTGTAGGATGGCTGCACCATCCAGCGATCCAGCACACAGAACCCGAGCAGACCATCCTGCATGACGGTCTCAGGCACCAGCGGCGTCGCTGTATCCTGTCCGTCGATCATCATCGCCATCAACGAGCCGCCATAAAGGCGGGACCACTTGATCGTCTCATTCAGGCTTTGCCACAGCGAGAGATCATTGATTGCGTTGCTCAGCTTCTCGATGCTGTCGGGGGACGTATCGGAATTAAGCTGCACGCCAGCCCTGGTCATATCGTCCGCCACCACATCGACGGCAGCGCCGACGATCCAGGTGCCGCGATACATCCATTCCAGCTTCTGCCGCATGCGGGTCAGCGGCATGTAATTGTAGCTGGTGTCAGACAGCAGGTTGTCGGCGCCAAGCCCGATGCGGGCGGCGAAGTTCTCCACTGAATCGTTCATCATGGCGTTGCGCCAGGACGAATTGTCCAATGCGTCGTTAAACCGCGACGACCCCGCCTGAACCCTGACGCGAGGACGCTCGGTGTCTGACACTTACAGGTTGGCCCAGACGTTCAGATTGTTGGCGGCGACGAGTTGGAACGCACGCGCAGTGCTATCGACATCATCGTCATGCGGGAGTTCCGGGAAGCCTTCGAGCATCTGGAACCACCTCTCATTCCAATCGCCGCGCAACACGAGAACATTGCCCGCCTCGGCCTGCGCACTGAACGGGCTGAACCGCGTAATCTTGTCGCCGGTCTCTGGCGAGTAATCGATCGGGAAGCCAGCCAGCATGCGCACGAGAGAAGCGATCTGTGCTTTGCCGGCTTGTCCCGGATCCTGCGGCAGACCGATCTTGCAACCGTGACCATCCTGCGTGCTGATATTCAGCAATGTGCGCTCGACCTCGGCCGGCGTGCCGCGCATCCACGCGTGGTGCAGCACGACATAGGTACCGTCCATCAACCGGCCGATCTTGGTGCTCGTGGTATAATCCGGATCGTTGTTCTGGGTTTCCGGCGTTGCCGCTAGATCCCAGCCCCTTCCGGTCAACGCCATGGCTGGCAGGATATCCACGACTTTCACCCAGGCTCGATTGAAGTAGAGACCTGCGCTCGGCCGGATCTTCCAATTGCCGTTGAGCAGGCGTTCGCGCTCGACTGCTGGCAGCATCATCAGATTGCCGAGATACGCTGGATCGCTCTGCATCAGGGCCGGGTTGTCGGCGAGCTTGGCGGCGATGAAGGTCAGAGATTTGATGGTATGCGCTGGCTGACCGGTCGCGAGCATCGCCGCGCGTTTGGTATCGAACCAGTTCAGCGCGTCATCGTGACCACGCACGAAATAGCGGATGATGCCCGACCGCTCCGGGATGGGGTAGCCAGTCTGCTGGTCGATCCACCACGCGATCAGGTCAGCGACCCACGAGCCTGCGTCAGCGTTGCACGAGGCGCGGATGTAGGGACGAATGCCGGTCGTGCCGCGGTTGCGGCTCATCAGGTAGAAGAACTGCGACTTGAGAAACGTCGTCAATTCGTCGAAGCAGATGCAGCCGATCTGGCTGCCGTGCCAATCGATGACGGTATGCTCATACTCGAGATGCGACAGCTTGATGCTGCCGCCGCCCGCCCAGCGCCATGTCAGGTTGTGCGCGATCGGTATGCCCTTGCCGTGCGGAAACACCTTCATGCTCTCCGACCACAGCCCGCCGGGACGGCGAATATCGGTCGTGTTGCGACGGAACATCACGGCATCGAAGCCAGCGACGCGCGATGGATAGCGCATGGCTTCCAGCAGCAGCGCCCAGCTTTTGCCGGATCCCGCCGCCCCTCCGAAGATCGCGATATCTGCCGGCGATGACAGGAAGGTCAGTTGCGGCCCTTCCTGCGGCATGATGCGCCGCTCGATCTGTGCCGCGGCGCTCATGCCGCCTCGGCCTGCCCCTCGATGGTCGGCCCCGCATCCTCCGGATCAGGCTGATCGCGGCCGTTGGGCGGCATGTAGATGTGCACCGTCTCTCCGTCGGAGGTTGGCATCAGCGGCTCGTCCTCCTCCTTCGCCGTGCGCCAGATGGGGCCACCGATAGCACCAAGCATGTAGCGCAGCGCGGGTAGTGCCTGCGGTGTGTTGCTCATGGCGATCGCGTGCACCCGGAGGCCGTAGCCAAACTCCCTGCGTTCCCGACCGTGGGCGAGTTCCTCAGGAAAGGCGCGACGCAGCGTTTCAGGTGAGGCGCACGGTATTCCGAGACTGACCAATTGCCGGCAGATGGCGTCCTGTGTCGCGTCCATCGCCACCAGAAGCTCGACGAACTGCCGATGGGCCGGCTCCGGCACATAGAGGTTGCCGGTATCCTTCGGGCGTTCTGCTGATTCGATATATCTGAGCGTCAATGCCATGCTTAAAGTTTTCCGCCAGAGCGTTTGATCAGATCGTTGATTTTGCAGTTTGAATGAGCTTCATCGCCGCTTGCACCGCGCGCACCTGTACCAGCGCATCGGTCAATGCGTGATGCCGGGTTTCGCCGTCGCGGCGATACTCTTTGACCTCGATGCCAGCCAATTCGAGAATGGTCCGCACGCAACGCTCGTTGTAATACTCCCAGGGCTGCGGCAGTCCGGTCACGCGATAGGCCGAGGCAAGCAACACGGCATCGAATGACGGCCCTTTACTCCAGAGCGTGACACAGCGATCGAAGGACAGCCATTCCGAGAACAGCGCCAGAGCGGCGTGCAGCGGCACAGCATCGGCTGAGAGCAGGGCCTGCCGCGCATCCTCGCCCTGTTTGAGCCACCACATGACGGTGTCGGCGTCGATGCGCAGGCCGGCGCGCTGGCAGGATCGGGCATCGATCGCGGTTTCGAACGTATGGACGATATCGGTCTGGGTGAAGGCGACCGCGCCGATCGACAGGATGACGCTGCCGGGTGCGGATCCGAGGGTTTCGAGGTCGAGCATCACATGCATGGGTCACAGCTTTACGATCAGTTGGGCGGGCGAGTAGGTGGTCGCATTATCCGCCATCAACTTGAGGAAGTCCTCGCGCGAGAAATCCGATAGCCGGAACACTTCCTCCGGCCGCATGCCGAGATGGGCGCAGATTTCGTTGACCGCTTTGCCCTGATCCATGAGGCGCTTGACGATACCTTTCATGGGACCAAGCTGATGCACGCCGCGGGCCCGGTTATGCGTGATGGTGCCGTAGATATTCGCCGACGGGTCCTGATGATGCACGATGACCACCGGAACCATGCCCTTCAGACGGGTGATCAACGGCTCGCGTCCCGAGACCAGCCAGCGGTGAAAGCCGTCGATGATGGTCATGTCGGGCCGCACCACGATGGGCAAGGTCCAGCCGTTGGTCAGGATGGAGTTCTCAAGCAGGTCGAGGTTGCCCTTGAGTACCACGTTGGGGTTATAGTCGTTCGGAATCAGGCGGGCGCGCGGCACGACCTGGACGTTGGTCACGGGCGCGAGCAGATCGGGGAGCGCGGGCTTGTCCGGCTTGTTTGACGGCATCGATGGTGGCATCCGAGCTGATGGAGGTGATGATGGATCGCTTGACCCGGGATTTAGGATCTCCGGTGATCAGGGCCTCGCAGACATCGCGGCAATGATCCTGCGTCATGAACGGGCCGAACTTCAGAACGAGTTGCTGGTAAGCGGTGAAGATGTTCAGCGTTGCCTTGCTGCGCAGAACCTGTTCCGGCGGATGCGCCATCATGTCGAGCATGCGTTTGCGCTGGTCGATCTGTTCGCCGGGCGAGGCTTGATCGAGCGCCCGGCGGGTCGGCGAGCGCCGGCGGAACATCTCGCTGTCCCAGTAGAGCGAGACCAGATAGGCGGATGGCTCGCGCAGCAGGATGCGCTCCATCAGGCCGGGATAGTATTCGGCGATCCTGGCGAGGGTTGGCACGGTGTCGATGGAAAAGAACTGCGAAATGCGCATGTTCCGGCGCGGCGCGCCGATCTGATAGAGATGCTGATAGACATCGGGAATGGCAACGGCGTGTTCGGACAGATAGTGCCACACATCGTCGTCGTGCCAGTCATAGAGCGGATGGATTGAGCTCTGCGCGCCCGAGATGCCCGAAGGGGCCAGCCCGGCGATGGTCTGCAGGCGCTGCACGCTTTCCGCGGCGCGCACTCCCGTCATGTGCACACCATCCCTCAGGCGCGCCAGGAACGCCTGATAGGTATCCTCGCGGCGGTGCAGCAGATGATGGTCGCGGATAGCGAAGGGCGGCGGCGTGCGGACCCAGACGTCTTTCTTCAGGCTGTCCCAGCAGATGAACGATTCGTCGTTCTCCAACAGGTTGAGGCACGAATAGTGCTTCACTTCCAAGCAGTACCAGGAGAATTGCGCGCCCAAATCTGAGGCACGGTCGCGCCATTCCGTGACGATGCGCTCGACGCACGGGAAGATTGCTTCCTCATCGATGAACTCGAAGCGCAGCTTGCTGGCGTCGATCTCGCCCTGCAGGACGAGTTGTTCAGTGAGATGGGCGAGGACCAGACTATCCTTGCCGCCGGAGAAACTGAGATAGACCGGCAGGCCGTTGGCGAAGATGTTGCGGATGCGTTGGCGCGCGGCTGTGACGACGTCTGTGTCCAGGTCGCGCTTGCGCATCATGACAGGGCGAAGGTCTTGCCGCAGTGGGGACAGGTGACGGTGGACTCTCCGTTGGTCCGGTTGACTGAACCGCGCCGGGCGTTCAGTTCGTCCTCCGACATGGTGCCGAAACCGGCGAGCGCGGCCGCGGTAGCAGAGTCGTCGCCGCTCATCAGGCTGCGCAGGATGTCATCATCAAATCCTGGGATATCGAGGGTCTCCGCGTCGATGCTGCGGATCAGCGTCATGATGCCGTCGTAGTCATCGATGCCGAGCGAGAAGATCTTGTTGTCGGACAGCATGAGCTTGGTCTTGTCGGCGGGCGACAGGTCGGTCATGCGGGTGATGATGGCCTTATCGCGCTGCATGCGCTGCAAGGCTGCCATCAGGCCATTGCCGACGAGGACGGTGTTCTCTTCGTCCACGATGATAGGGCGGGTCTGGCCGAACATCTCGACCGCGCGCATCAATTCGATGATCTGGGCCTCGGGATGCAGCCGCGCGTTACGTTCCGGCGATCGCAGGCTGGCGAGAGCGACTTCCTCGACGATCACTGGGCAGGCTCCGCGATCAGGGTTGCCTCCCGCATCTGGTGCAACTCGTCGGTCGGACCGAACTCGCTGTCGGGATGGAACACGATGATGCGCATCGGGCTGTCCTCGGTGGAGAACCAGTGCAGCGCATCGGCCGGAATGATGAACACGTCGCCCTGGCGCATGGGGGTGGGCCCCTTTTCGGTGAGGCAAACGCCCTCGCCGTCATAGATCGCGCCGACGCGGTGCGATGGATGGGTGTGCGCGGTCTGTTGGGTATCGGGCGGGAAGTAAAGGTAATTGAGGCAGGGATCGCCGAGACGGAAGGGCGCGATCAGGCCGGTGTCGGTGCAGCCATCGATGTAGCGCAGCCGGCCTTCCGGCTCGACTGGTCCGCCGAGCGAGAAGATCGCGTGATAGCGTTTCGCCTCGACGATCATCACTCTGCAGGGTTCGGCGCTGTTGAAGATAGCGACATGGGGGATGCAGCCGTACATGCCGGGGCTGACCTTGTAGCCGTTGACCATGGTGCGGCCTTCGATCACGGCGAAGAAGATGCTGCCTTGGGTTGCGAACTCAGTGCAGCCACCGGCGAAGGTCTGCACGACAATGTCGTCGTCTTCGAACAGCACGCCAGCGGTGTACGGGAAAATGCGGAAGGACATGGTCATACTCCCATGAGATGCCAGGCGTGGTGTTCTGCGCCGGCTTGATATTGCGCGCATAGCCTTATGAAGAATTTTCGCATATAATGCGCCCTCGGTTGCAAGAGGGTTCGTTTGCTGATGACTGACCAGGAGTTTCGGGAGGCGCTTGAATCGCTGGGGTTCAACCAGTCGTCGTTTGCGCGGCGGATGATCGAATTGGGCGACCCCCGGTCGTTCGAAACGGCGTTGCGCACGATCTCCAACTACGCGCGGGGGGCGAGCGGGGTCCCTGCGGAGATGGAGGTGGTTCTGCGGGCGATGGAGCGATTTCCGGCGTTTCGGGGGCAACCCCTGACGCGAGGGGCTGGGAGGCCGCGCAAGGGGGTAAAACGCGGCTGATTATTCCGCTCTGCCAGCGGGCTAGGGTTTTGCCCAACGATCGGCTGTAAGTCGTTGAAACTTCAGCCGAATTTTTTTCGCTTTAGCCCTTGTATTCCACGAATGCATTTCGTATAATTCCCTTGGTTGACGGAGCCCAAACCCGCCAACCCGGGGCCTCCCGGTTTACGAGGCGAGTTGACAGTCGAATCTGACTTCTGGCTTTCGACCAACGCTTGGTCGAGGGTTCGGGCGCCACCAGCATGGTCACCGTTCTGCGTTAATCACGCAGCGATCGGACGATCCGGCCCATGCGATAGGGCTTCTCTTAACGGGGAAGTACACCGGGAGCGCGCCAGGAGTTCAGAAGGTTGTCAGGCCTGCAAATTGAATCAGCTACCCATTCCACCCGCACCGCGCGTGAGCGTCGTGCGCGGGTGACTCCGAAAGCGCGTCGGCACCAACGAAAGCGGTTCGGACCAAGTCATGGAAATGGTTGGTGTGTTCTTTCTTTCTGTTTTCTACATCGACACCGCGCCTCGCGTTTCGGCGCTGCCTGTAAGGCGTGCGGTTGTTGATTTCGCGCTAACCCGCGAGGGCTGCAGCATTCGTGCTGCATCTCCCTGGGTTTGCACGGGGTCCCAGGCCCCAACAGAAAGGAACCACGACTATGGCTAAGAACATCAAGGTTGTTGCTGCTCAGACCGTCACCCCCGCTCAGGTTCGCGAGTGGTGGCCGGCGGATCGGGCGAAGGTCATCGTGAAGCTGATGG